TCGGCGTCAGAGTCGGATCGCCAACCCGGTTGCGGGCAGCAATGCCGCGGCCAATGTCTTCGCCGGACTCCTTGGAGATGTAGTCCAGGTTGTCGCTGAACTTGCGGTAGGCCCCAACCAGCTCTTCTTGCAGCTTGAGCGCAGCACTGATGCCGCCCTTGGCGCCCAGTTGATCGACCAGCAGCACGTCGCCATTGGGGCCAACGCGCACCTGGCCAAAGATTTGCCGGGCTTCGTTGCTCAGGTAGGTCCAGCGCTGAAGATCCAACTTGCCGTCGACCACAGAGCCGGCCAGGACGGCTTCTGCCATCCAGCCAGTCATGTCGTCCAAATGCTTCTGGTAGCCCTCGACGCCCAGGTTGATTCGGGCACTGTTGAGCATCGTTGTCAGATTGGTCGTGGCCCCATCCCGATCGACCAGCTGAGCGGTGAAGATGCTGGCCAGATTGCTCTTGGTGGCAACAGCTGCTTGCCGGCCCTTGTAGGCGCTGTGCGAGGTGGCGTGCTGCCGATCCATCTCGGCGTACTTGGCCTCAATCTGCGGGGCCATTTCCGCAAACAGGACCGGGTCGTTGGGGATGCGGAACAGATCCGTCTGCGCCCCTTTGAGCCTTGGATCGCCTGGTGGGATCTGGTCAATCGGTGTGCCGTCGATCTCCGCCCTTTGGGACCACCGGGCGACAGAGCTGTTGATGTCGTCCTGCAGCAGGCCCTTGTTGTTGTACCGATTGGCATAGGCCAGCTGCAGTGGGCTCAAGGCCTGCACCTTGTTGTAAGCCTCGGCCGCGGCCGAATCGCCGTCCTGGGCCCTGCGGTACAGCTGATCACGCAGCACAACCAGCTGCTGGCCCGGGTACTGCATCTTCAAGTCAGACGCAAACTGCCGGCCGATCAGCTCTGCCTGCTTGTCCTGAAACTTCAGGCGCTCGACGTACTGATCGCCAAAGGTTTGCAACACCGGGCTGAAGCTGCCCAGCGCCCGGGCCAGGGCAGCCATGTCCTGGCTGGGCCCGGGAAGCGGCTGGGGTTCAAAGACCCTGGGCGGGCCGCCAACGGTGGGCGCACCGGTCTGCTGAAACACGTCGACCGGGGCCGCCTGTGGCTGCAGCCCTGGCTGGTTGATGGTGGCCTGGGCAAGCATGCCGGGCGTGGCCATCTGCTCGACAGCGCCAAGAAGGCGGGCCGATGTGGCCCGGCCTGTTTCGCCAAAGGTTTGGCCGGTGGAAAGACGTGCCATGGGTTACGACTTCTTGGGGGCTGGTTACTTGGGCGGCTGCGCAGCTTTGATCTTTTGGATCTGGCCGTGGGTGCTGATGCCTGTTTGAACTCCTCCAATGACGGAAGAGACAGCCCCCAGGATGTACGGCGTCGCGCTTGGTGCCGACTGGTAGATCGGTTCCAGCGGATCCAGCACCGGCTGCTCCAGATACGGCTGCTGGCTGGCGATCCTGCTGCCTCTCCTGGCTGCAGCGCCCATCTTCTCCATCTGGGTTTGCGTTGAAGCAAAGGCCAGGTTGCGCTCGGTGGCGTAATCAAACACTGCCTGCTGCCTGTAGTAGTCAGCAATCAGATTGTCGACCGTCGGGCCCAGGCGACCAGTGGCCAGGATTTCACCTTGTGCTTGCCGACTGGCCAACCCTGCCTGCCGTGTCTTTTGGGCTGCGGCTTCCCGCTCTTGCGCCAGCCGCAGGTTCAACTGAGAGATGTCGTTCTCAAAAGCCTGGTCAGCAAGGAACCGGTTCTGCTGCATGATCGCCGCCTGCTGCTGCGACTTCAGTTGCTCAAACGCCCGGGCCGAATTGGCCTGCATTTGCTGGAACCGGAAGTTTTGCTCTGCCTGGGCATTGGCAGCCGCAACGTTGTCCTGGGCCTGCTGATAGCCGGCCATGCCTTGGGCAATGCCAAGGCCGGCAGACAGAACGCCAAGCGTGATGGATACGGCTTCACACATGGCTCATCCTCACAAACTCCAGGAACGGCTGGCCTTCATTGCCATAGTTTGGATGCTCAGCGATGAAGGTAAAGCCCATCCACCGAAGCCATTTCAGGTGGACCGTGTTCCGGGCGTCCGCGTAGTTGAACAGCACCTCGTACCACTTCAGCATTTCCTCCACGCATGGCTTGGCCTGCCGCAGAAACTGGATGCTGTTTTGCTTGTCCTGCACCAGCTCGTCTGTCGCCAGCATCCAGATTCGCCCGACACCCTGGCCCTGGTCCACAACACCCCACATGCCAACTGGGTCGCCACCTCGACCGACCATGGTCATGCACGGCGCACCTTTGAAGTAGCAGAACAGCAGAGCCTGATCGGGTGATTGCCCACAGCCGGCCATGACCTCCGCCTTGTCCTCCTCCCGCATGGCCTTGGCCACTGGGACGATGTCCTGGACGCGGGTCGGTCGGGTGTAGCCCGTCACATGCGGCCAGCTCTGGAGTGATACCACCCTTCCCATTCCGCGGACTGCAACCTGCAGGGTAGAGCGCTGCTGCTTGCGATCTGAATCTTGGCGTCAATGTTTTGCGTCATCACCGGCACGCGGAACCTGTTGGTGGAGATACCAGGCGAACCAATCAAGTCGCCGTCTCCAGGCTGGATGCCGTTGTACGGATAGGAGTAGGTCGACCGGCCCCTGGGTGTGATTTTGATTTCAAAGTGCGAGGTCTCATCAAAGATCATCGTCCAGGTGCGTAGCTGCAGTTTGGGCCCGGCCACCACGGCAATGCCGCCACCAGGCGGCTGCTCCTTCAGGTACTGGGTGCTGAACTCGTAAAGCATGTCGTACAGCTCGCCCACATAAAACTTGGCGTTGGTCAGGTTCCCGCGAACGACCAGCGTGCCGTTGCCACCCGCCCCGCCTGCCAAGGTCAGGCTGATGGGCACCAACATCTGTCCGTGCTGGATGGTGTTGCCGGCAAAGTACCGGCCAACAACCACCATCGTGCTGCTGGCGGTAATCGGGTACGGCAGGGTGATCGTGCTCTGGACGTCTAGGCCGCTTGGGTTGGTCAACGCCACTGAGCAGCTGGCCTCTGTCGTTTTGCGGTCCAGCATGATTTCGATGCTGGTGCCCGTGTCGACGTTCTCAGGGCGCATAATCACCTTTTCCAGGTAGACGCCGTCGCTGTATTGGACGACCAGGTACAGGTCGCTGTCGACCAAGTCGGCCCCAATGATCGACTTGTCGCCTTTGACCTCCCAGTAAGACCAGGCGGACTGGAGCTTGGTGTCGCCCTGAAAGTAGAACTTGTAAAGGTAGACCCGTTTGGGCTGGTCCTTGCTGATGGCCAGGACCGTCTCCTCGGATGTGGTGGCAATCAAGCTGCACAGGTTTTGCGGGACAAACCGCGGCACCGAGGCCGTCACTTCCTCGGAAGAAGGGACAGGGCCGCTGGCGTCAGGCAGGAAGAACTCCCGCAGGCCGGTGAACTCGCCCTTGGGCACCGAGAAGTAAATCGTCCGGCCAACCCCGACAGGGTCGACGTCGTCTGTCATCTCGAAGGTGGTGATCGGCGTGATGGTGGCCGACTTAGGGGTCAGGGCCAGGCCCGAGCTGGTGCCGCTGTCCAGGCGGAATTGGCCGTGGCGACTGAACAGCAGCAGCACATTGGCAAAGGCCAGGCTGCTGATTAGGAAGTTGATCTCCCGGCCGCCGGTCGTCAGGTCAATGGGATCGCTGTCGACAATCGTCTGGACGCTTTCAGGCCAGAAGCGGTCGTAGCTGTCAGCAGCGGACAAGATGACGTTCTCGTCTGCCAGTAGGGCCAGGCGGTTGCGGAACAGGTTGACGTTCTGGATCTTGCTGCCAACAAAGGTGGGCTCAGGCGCCGTGGTGGCATCGCCGGCAATGCGGGCAGACCAGTCGAACTTCTTGAAGGTAAAAGTGCCGTTGTTTTCGCGGACCAGCACATGGGGCATGGTCGCGGCATCGAACTTGTAGACGATGCCCGGGGCCACGGTCTCCCTCCAGACGCCAGGGCCAAAGCCACTACCGGCCGCGGCCTCGAACTTGACGTAGTAGTCGTCAGCGCCGGTGGTCCTGCTGCCCTGGATCTTGACCGTAAAGCCGTGCTCGGCAATGGTCGGCAGGCTCGTGATGTCGTTGACCGAGCCCTTGATGGCAACGGTGTTTTCTGAGGTCTTGGTGTCGCTGCTGGACAGGGTGTAAGCGCCGCCGTCAGCCTTTTGGATGCGGACGATGTAGTCCGTGGCAACGATGATGTAATTGGCCGTCCTGAAGGTGACGGCGTCGTTGTTCTGGACGGCAGCCGAAGCGGCCGGGGCGAAGGTCACTTGCGTCGGGGTGACCGCCGTGACACGGGCCCCCTTGGGAATGTGATTGGCGGCATCTGTCAGATACTGACCAACCACCACGCCGGTGGTGCTCGCGAAGTTAGCGGTGGTCGTCGTGCCCGATGAGTTGGTCGTCTTGGTGGTGGCCACCGGGTTCAGGCCGTTGGTGGTGGCCAGGAGCCCCGCCAGCTGGCTCGCAATGGTGACGGTGTCTGGAGTGCCGCTGCCGATTGCAGGGGTCGTGTAGCTGACCTCGGTGCCGTTCAGGTTGATCCTGTAGGCAGTGGAGTAGTCGGCCGCCTTGATGAACACCATGGACTTGGTGCCCCAGTTGGGAGACAGGTCGGCCGCCATGGCCACCGTCTTCTCTCGGTTCACGATGAAGGTGTAGTCCGCCACCGAGGCAACGCGGAACACGTTGCTGGGTTCACCCGCAATGTCCAAGTAGCTGGTGCCATCGGGCGTGGCGACAGTCTTGACCGACCCATCCAGGCCGAACACTTTGATGGCGTTGTCCTGGATGATCGCCAGGTACTGAATCACCCCGTCCCGATCAACGATGGTGGTGAAGGGGCGGCCGGCACCGGCGCTGCCAGCAAAAAGCCTGCCAACGTTATAGGCCGGTGGCCGCTTCTTCAGCCCTTCGACAGGGCTTGGGAAGCAATTGACGACCTGCTCGGCCTGGGAGGCCAGGCGCAAGGCAGCCGGCTGCTGACTGACCCCATTGATCAGATTGGGGATGGAGCTGCTGACAAGGGGCATGGCTCAACGCTGCAGGGCACGGCTGGGCATGTAGGTCATGAACACTGCTGTGTGGTTCGGGTTGCCACGCAGCATGCTGTTCTGACTGACGTAGGTCTCCTCCTCCAGGAACAGGGCCCTCGCCTCGGCTTCCGCCGTGATGTTGATCTTGCTCAAGTCAGCGCTGCCCAGGATT